TTATGTATATTTTGTAAATCTACTTATTGGTGGAGTGAACAAGAAACAATGATTATTCAATTAATATATGTTGTTAAAGAGTTTAGAAATTATAAATTAATGAAACAATTAATTGATAGTGTTAAACAAGTTTCAAATAACAATCCTATATTACTTTCAATAACATCAAAATTAGATGCAGATAACTTATTTGAAAAATTAGGTTTTGAAAATATGGGTTCTAACTGGAGATTAAAATAAATGTGTGGTTGGAATCCTATTGAAGATATTGTTGATATTGTAGAAGATATTGTTGATATTATTGTTGATATTGTTGAAGATGTCATTTCATGGATTATTCCTATACCAGATATTCCAGATTACGGAGATTTAAACCAAGATCAAACAGCAAAAGGTGTTTTAGTAAATAAAATTGCCGCCAATGCCACCATACCAATAATATATGGAACAAGAAAAGTAGGAGGTAATGTTGCTTTTTTAGAAACTTCTGGAACTGACAATCAATATTTATATATGGCTTTAGTTTTAGGAGAAGGAGAAATTGATGATGTTACACAAATTTTTGTAAATGACAATTTAGTAACATGGTCAGCAGATATTGCAGACAATACACAAATCACAGTTAATAGTTCAGACAGTAATTATTTTAAAGCACCAGATGCAGACTCTTCCGCAGAAAGTTTAATAACAGTAGAACCTCATTATGGAAGTGATTCACAATCAGCTTCTAGTTTGTTAAGCACCTTATCATCATGGACTAGCAATCATAGACTTAGAGGTTTAGCATATTTAGCAATTCGTTTTACTTGGAACGCTGACGCTTTTGGTTCATTGCCAACAGTTAATGCGGTTGTAAAAGGTAAAAAAGTTTATAATCCAAATTTAGATGGTACATTAACAGGAGGAAGTGGTTCTCATAGAGCAGACACATCAAGCACATGGGCATATTCTGATAATCCAGTTTATCAGTTATTAGATTATTTACGCAATACAAGATTTGGTATGGGTATTGCTAATAGTTATTTTGATTCTAATTTTGCAGAATGGCAAACTGCTGGTGATGTTTGTGACGTAAACATAACGCCATATTCTGGTGCTAGTCAGATTGATTTAATGGACAGTAATATAGTTGTTGATACTTCAAAAAAAGCTATTGATAATGTTAAAGAGTTTTTAAAAGGTTGTAGAGGAATATTAAATTATACTGCTGGAGCATATAAAGTTTTAGTTGAAACAACAGCTTCAGCCGCAATAACTTTAACAGAAGATAATATTATTGGGGGAATACAGGTATCATCTAAAAATAAAAACTCACGATATAATAGAGTAATAGTTTCTTTTATTAATCCAGATAAAAATTATCAATCAGATGAAGTGCAATTTCCACCAGTTGATGAAACAGGATTAGCTACAGCAGATCAACACGCTACAATGTTAAGTGCTGATGGAGGAATATTATTAGAAGGACGTTTTGATTTTTCAATGCTTACAAACCCATATCAAGCCCAAGAAATGGCTGAAATAATTTTGCGTAGGTCAAGATCAAGTTTAGATGTTTCAATAAATGCAGATGGTACAGCAACAGATTTACAAATAGGAGATATTGTAAATATAACTCACGCTACCCCAGCTTTTAGTGCAAAGCCTTTTAGAGTACAGGCAATGAGTATAAATGCAAACTCAACAGTTCAACTTACATTATCAGAACATCAAGATAGTTATTATACTTTTGGAACACAGCAAGAAGTTGATACAATACCAGATACTACTCTTCCAAATCCTTTTTCTATTCTTCCTCCAGCGTCTATTACTTTAACAGATGAATTAGTAGAATATGCAGATGGAATAGTCATAACAAGGCTTATTATAACTGTTGGTGCTTCTTTAGATAACTTTGTTGATAATTATGAAGTACAAATAAAACAAACTAAGGATCAAAATGGAAATAATGTAACTGATTCATTTAGAGAAATATCAGTAGGTAAAATATTAGAGTATCAACATTTAAACGTAATAGATGGTGCTGAATATCAAGTTAGAGTAAGGGCTGTAAATAGTTTAGGTGTCAAATCAACTTTTGTATCAGCAACAAGAGTTATTGTTGGAGGTGTTGAAGCACCAAGTAATGTTGATGATTTTGCTGTTGAATTACATGGTCAAGATCATTTAAAATTAACTTGGACACCACCAAGCCAAGCTAGTGATTTAGATATTTCTTTTTATGAGATACGCTATCAAAATGTAACAACTGGTGCAACTTGGCTTAATTCAACTAATTTAATTAGATGTACTAGAAGAAAATGCGATTTTGCTATAGTACCAGCCAGAACAGGTAGTTATTTAATTAAAGCTGTAGATAAAAACAATAACACCTCCGCAGAAGCTAGTATTGTATCTACTAACATTTCAGATATTCAAGCATATCAATTAGTTTCTTCATTTACAGAAACACCAGATATTGTTGATGCGGCAAATCAAATGGACGCAACATTGCCTTTAGCTGTAAAAATTGATCCTAGTGGAGATGTAATATTAACTCTTGATACAGTTACAAATTTTGATGATACTGTTGGAAACTTTGATTCTCCAAGTGGTGATTTTGAATTAGGCGGAACTGATACAACATCAAATCCAAACTTTAATAATTCAAATAGAGATGCAAAAGGTTTTTATAATTTTAGTAATTCTTTATCATTGTCTAATATTTATGATGGTAATATTGAGCCTACAATCACTTTAGATGCAGAAAACCCTTATGATTTATTTGATAGTGGTAAAGGTGCATTGTTATTTGATGAAGCAAAAGCACCTTTTGACGGAACAGAACAAATACACGCATTTCATAGAGTACAGATAGCAACATCAACAACTTCCCTAGATAATTGTACTTCTTTTGTAGATATAACTCAATCAGCCACCTTTAAGTTTAAGTTTGCTAAGTTTAGATTAAAACTAACAAATGATGATGACCAAACATCAAGTAATGTAAAAACAATAGCAATAAAACTTAACATGGAAGAAAGAACATTTGCTCAAAGCGATTTAACGACAAGTTCTGGTTCAAGAACAGTTACTTATTCTAATCCTTTTTATGCCGCACCTTCTCTTGGTATTGCCGCTCAAAATATGCTTACAGGAGATACATATTCCATAACAAGCAAAACAGTTAATGGATTTACTATTGCTTTTGTTAATAGTTCTGGTTCTGCTGTTGATAGAACTTTTGATTACATAGCAAAAGGTTATGGGTTGCAAAGTTCTTCATAATAATTTAATAGATACACAATGAGCCAAGTAAGTGATGTAAGTTTAGCAAATCAAGGTTTTTCAGCATTTAGAACTGAATTAAACAATATTTTAGGTGCTATGAACTCAATGCACATTGGAAGTTCTGCACCAGCTTCTGTTACTACAGGCACAATGTGGGTAGATAATGGAACAAGTGGAGTTCTTAAAGTAAAATTAAATGATGGCTCTGATAATATTGAGTTGTTTCAGATCAACATTTCTAGTAATGCTATTACAAGTGCAATGTCAGTAACAGGTACAATTACCGAAGCTGACCCAAACGCTTTACCACTAGCAATAGCTTTAGGATAGGAGATATAAATGGCTAATACTTTTAAAGTAAAAACAAATGGAGCAATGCCATCAAGTGCTGGAACGCCATTAACTCTTTACACAGTTCCAAGTTCAACAACGACTGTTGTTATAGGTTTAATGCTTTGTAATATTCATACTGCGGCTGTTACTGTTGATGTTCAATTAGTTTCAGACACATCAGATACAGAAACAAATGAAACAGTTTTATTAGTTAAAGATGTAAGCATTCCTGCGAACTCAACTTTAGAACTATTAACAGGTGGCAAGATCGTAATGCAAACAACTGATATTTTAAAAATTGATTGTTCGGTTACTGCAAAGATAGACGCAACACTAAGCATATTAGAAACAACATAGAGGGAACATGGGATTTATTGGAGTTCAACCTACTTCTGCACCATTAACAAGTTCTGATATAACAGACGGAATAGTATCTAATGCCAAACTAGGTGCTGACTCA